TTCAGACGCTTTTTCACCCACTTAACAGTGTACTTTTCAACTTTCCTTTACAGTACTTGTTCGCTATTGGTCTCTTGTATTAGTATTTAGCCTTGGAAGAAGCCCAAACTTCATAGTTGTCAACATCGCCGTAGTTGTTTACATAATCTCTTGCTTCTGATATGCTATCAAATTTTATTCTATCTAACCACTTCTTGCCATCATAACTAATATATTTTGTACTTTTCTTAGAAGGCAAGAAAAGACTAGGCTTATATGGAATTTTTTGTTGTACACGGCGACCGTGATCGTATCCCGTATACAACACACTATTTCCTCTAACGGAAAAGTGTGTATAAAATTTTGACATGTTATCCCGTAATCAGTGATGATGGTGTTATGAGACCAGTAGACATTTGCCTATATTGTGCGGCAATCTCTTCTGCTGGTTCATAATCATACATAACGAACTTTTTGTCAATCTTTATTTCAGCTTCGGGATTAGTTGCTATTAGTGGAACAATTAGTAAATCTGGACCTTTTGGCGTGTGTCGCATTGCCAGTATTAGTGGAAATCTTATATTGATGTGCGTTTCGGATTGTGAAACCAATTCCGCAACCACATCTTCACCTGTACTCAATCTAAAACATCTTGATGTGCTCATAATGTATCCTTTGTTTTATACGCAAGGGTAAAATTGTTTGACTCAACTTCTACACTCTCGAAGGCAAACGTTCTATGCCCTCGCATTTTGGAGTAGAAATCTCCTATTTTATTGGCTCTCCAATCACCAACGACGACTTCTTTATTTAATCCCGGCCAAGCGGCGCTATTAGTTCCTATCAATACGGCCTTTGATTCTGCTTCTTTATAGAGGACTGAATCTTGATCAAATCTTTTACCAAAAATTTTTAGAAATCCTTTTAGTTTGCCATTATCATCTTTATCTGAAATTACCAAAAAACTATTTTCAATTACCTTTTGTGCTTGTGTAGTGCCAGCATCTTCTATATAATGACCTTCAACATTTATAAAACCAAATCCGGCAGATCGTATCAAAGATTTTAATTGTTTGTTTCTATTTAAATTTTCTTCTCTTGAATATCCCTTTCGGAATGCGGTCATCATACCTATAGTTTTTTCTTTTGTGTGTTGAAATATTCTGGACAAAGAAGATTCGTGTAAGGCGTATTCTTTAAATTCTAGAATATCTGGTTCTTTATTCGCTTTCATTTAAACCCTCTTCTGATTGCAATTCACACAATCCGGACAAAAACATTTCTTTTTCTTTTTGTCTACGTCTAATCAAGCCTTTTACTACTTTACCTTTGGCGAGTCGCCATTTATCAAATTCTTCGGCACTCTCTTCATACTTGCCTTGATTTAATAATTTTAATAATTGTGAATTCTTGAAATTACCTTGGCCGACATTATATACAAAAGAAACCAAAGAGTCAAACATTTTTTGATTAATTTTTACCTTAACTCTGTTATTAATACATTGTTCAAATTCAAATAAATCTTCCAATAATGCATCTTCGGCTTGTTTTTTATTCCAAACCATGCCAAGTCTAATAGGAGATCCTTTATATCTTGTAGTACCATAACCAATTGTCGGAACACCAGCAGAACAAAGATATGCGTGTAATCGCAATCCTTCGAGAGTTTTGATTAAATCAAGACCAGACGTTGAAATGCTTCTCTTTGCCATGATTATTTACCCGTTGAACCAAATCCGCCCGCTCTGGTGGTATTGGATGGTTGTGTTAATGTTTCGACTATGCTGTATTCATAATTCTTCATTAGCTCGCCCTGTGCGATTCTCTGACCGTGTGAAACTACTATATCGGACTTGCTATGATTAATCATTGCAACCTTTAGTTCGTTGACATAATCAGCATCAATAACACCCTCGCAGTTTACTAGAGTCAATCCGGACAATGCTAATCCAGATCTTGGATGTAACCTAACGGAATGTCCATTAGGTATGTCGAGAATAATTCCGGTCGGTATTAAAGCAATATCGCCCGGCTCTATGGAAACAAACCCATGTGTAAGTGAAATTTCTTGACCATTTAATAATGGCTTAGAACCTTCACTCAAATATGCCGCTATGTCAAAACAAGCAGATCCTTCAGTCGCAAACTTAGGAATTTTTGAGTCTGCGAAAATAGGATAAACACATAATTTTATTTCCATTACTTTTTTTGCCCTATATTATATTTTGCAACCAATCTCCATTCACTCTTTTCTGAATGTGGTATGATTTTTATTTGCTTGATCGATACGCTATTATTCTGCAATACCGATTCGTTTAGTATTTCTACTAAACCCCAAGTCTGCAAAGCCAACGCTATGGCATTTCTTCTAGCTATATCTTCTTCTGAAATATTTGCTGTTTTACCATCAAGCAAAAATAGTTCTTTAAAATGGCAAATGTAATATTTACCCCTTTTGTGCAGTATGTGACAACTTTGATATAAAGTTTTATTTTGTTTTGACGCTACACCAATTCTAGTTAAAGTCTCTCTTATTTTTAGAAAATCTTCTTTATTCTTTAGTTGGACTTCAACAAACTTCTTTACAATATCATCATTATTATTCATGGCAACTCCATTATTTTATACCATTACAAATGACCTTTATTTTATTTATATCTTCTTCACTCAACACTTCTAAATGTATCAGAGCTTCTCTCGTACTGCAATTAAAATATAGCTTTATATGATCAACATTTTCTATTTTTATTTTCTTACCCCAAGAACACTTCCTTTTCTTTGATCTTATGGATTCTCTAAGATAATCATACTGCATCTTTTTCGATAAATGCCAGTTACGATTCATTTCCTGAGCATATAAGATTGTATCTATATTTGAAGATAGGAATCTGTTAATAAGATAAGGATTGTAATCCTGTTCAGGATATTCACCAGTTTCAATTAAGTCTTTTTTGTTTTCTTGTATAGAGTTTAAAAAATCAAATACACAGTTATTGCTCATATTAATTCCAAATAAGATTTACCATCAATTCAGTCAAACACGCCAACAAGCATATTTCTGGATCTACAGAGAAGTTTGCCTTATATTGGTAATCCGCTAAACATATAACAGACTGAGGAACTGATTGCTTTGCTATGTGTTCACCTATGCTATCATAGATTTTTCTATATAGAGCTTGCTGATCTGCATCAGAATTGTTCACCACCCACTCTCTTACCTGTGTGAAGTTCTTATCCTTCATCGACTTAAATAGAGAGGTCAAATTGGCATCTCTAAACTGTCTTAGTACGCCTTCATTTATTTCTTTGTTATTTGAAGCAAATTTTTGCAATTCATTAATAGTCTTTCTAAAGTCTGGAAAGAAGTTCAGTATAACTTGTCCCACAACTTCTGGCTTAAACGTAACCTTTTCCGAGTTCAGTATGAAAGATATTCTTCTATAAACGTCTTTAATCACCTGTTCTTTGTCGGATTTTTGTATCGAAAACTCTACTGTCGAGCATCTAGAATGAATGGCATCTATAATTCTATTTTTGTAATTACAAGTGAGTATAAAAGAGCAATTTATTGCAAAGTCTTCCATAAAGCCTCTCATAGCGGCTTGAGCATCGGGTGTCAAATGATCTGCCTCGTCTAATATTAGAACCTTTCTAGAACCGTCTAGTGACTTGGCCGAAGCATATGTTTTCATCTTAGTTCTAAGAACATCTATACCCCTTTCGTCGGAGCTGTTTAATAACATATAAGAACAGTCCAATTCATTACACATTGCTTTAGCTATTGTGGTCTTACCCATGCCTGGACCACCGCAAAGTAATAAGTTAGGAATTTGACCTTTGTTTACTATTTCTTGAAATGTAGATTTAATGTGTAATGGTAAAATACAATCAGCTACTACGTTTGGTCTATACTTCTCAACCCATAAGAAATGTTCCATATTGACACCATAATAAAAATTAAACACTAGAGTTATCTTATCAGTAGAATTGAATAAAGACAAATATTTTTTATCTGCCTTCGCCTACTTTGTGTAGATATTTTTCTTTAGCTTCGTCAAAGGATTTCATTGAAATTAAATCATCATAGAAAAGAACTTCATCTCGTGTTCTTTCATTTTCTATAAGATTCTTAATTCTTTTAGATGCATACTTCTCTTTCCATAGAGAAGAGAAATATTGTTCAGATGTATCACACTTCTTGATCAAATCTTCTTTTGCTATTTCCTTGCGTAGAAATTCATTTCCATTATTATAGAATGGAGAAAAATAAACACCTCGAACATGTTCAGTTAATACCTTTTCTTTTGGAATCTTTAACTTATCGTAAATAAAATACAAAGAACGAAACTTATGGTCTCTCTTTAATTTCTGACCGTCATCTTTAGTGGCGTGCCAATAATCCCAATAAACTCTAGGATGATTTAAAGCCAACCAATCTAATAGTTTTCTTTTTATATGCCAGGTAGGTTCCCAAGGTGTCTTTCCCTTTGTACCTCCCATATTCTTCCAATGTTTTAGATTATCATATTGAGAATATGTTCCATATAGACTCGTCGTGGTCATTCCAATCAATATATCATTATACTTCTCAAGCCAAGCATTTTGCACGTTGTCGGATAGCGTCATTAAAGCTATTAACTTGTTTCCTAGAAAGTTGTAACCTAATGGCTGTACGGCAACTATGGTAGAACCAATTGCCAAATGATTGATCATCTTTTGCGAAGTTTTGACATCTCTTGACCATCCTATGTGTTTATCCCTAACCGAGAGATCCATAAAGTCGGAAGATATGCAAAATATTCCTAAGTATTTGTTGGTGATTCTATCTTTGACAAAGTATCGTAAATTTCTACCTATGTTGTTGTTAGAAACTTGACTGTGTATAAAGATGCGAAGTAGATTCCAATTTTTGGTAGATTCCGCATCATCACACAATTCAACACAAGGTTCTAGTTTAGAATAATCATCAGGACTATTAGGAATCCAAATATTGTTTTTTAATCTTAGTATTTCTGACATTTGCGTTTCACAATCTAGTGTTACGCAAGTTTCTCCAAACAAGTTCTTAGTGATTTTTTTGACTGGAAACTTTCTTTTTATTTCATGCCATTTCTGATGAAATGTATACTCTTGTACTGTCATCGTGGATAAATGGTCCAATTCCTGTATAGTTATTTCTCGCAAAATATGATCTTCGGTCTTCTCATACTTACTGAAATCTTCGGAATTGAACCATTGATTATACTGTTCGTCTAATGGAATTTGAGATGACATTACACAATATTAAAAGTAAACTATTTGCCGATTTGAGTGTCAGAATCCGGTGCAATCCAATACTGCACATCGTGTCTATTATTTTTAAAGTTTACAACACTTTCACCGACATTTACAGTATAGTCTCCTGGAAGTATTTTGAATTTATCTACAGACAAGAATGCAGAAAAGTTACCAGCAATCTGATCATCCAAATACAAAACATGTTTATCTGACAAATCATTCTTCTTATCATATGCTTGTAGTGTTACGTGTTCTGAGTCTACGGTTATCAAAACATCGGTAAGTTTAAGTACCGAACTCTTTTTTAAGAAATCTTGTAAATCTTGGTCTTTCAATAGAAATTGAATATCATACTCAAGGTTTTGACTTGTATTCTTGATGTATTTTTCTACCTTTTCAAAATCATTTCTTTGTGAAATTATCAAAGGATCGGCAAATCTATAATCAGTTCTACTTTTGTTTGCTATAATCTTTACACTGTTTTCATTGAATTCAAATGTAGGATTTTCAAAGAATGAGACCAGTGACAGAAATCTACTTAGATCATAGATGCCAAAATTAACAGGAAAGTTTTCCTCGACTTCAGCAAATCCAATTATACTTTTATCTTGTGATGATGTCCATATTTGGTTACCAGACTTGATAAAAATTGAGTTGTTTATTGCGCTGAGGTTTTTCAGCAATGACACTGTATGTTGGCTTATCTTCATAATATATCCTAAAAAAATGTGCGGTGGTATTCCACCGCACAGCATTATACTATACTCTTGTCTTTTAACCTAGAGTTTTTGTCTTGCCGTTGCTAAAAACGACAACATTAGGATTGTTTCTGAATTCTCTAGCGAGTCGATAATTATAAACAACTTCCTTGGTCTTCTTATACCTAGTCTTGTTTGTAAAAATTCTATAACCATCCTCACGCAATTCAAATATACGGGCAGACAGATTTTGTATCCCCCAACTTCTTGCCCTACGACGAGTGAGTGGTCTTCCGGTCTTCAAGAAATTCAAAACTGTATCAACTTGTGTCTTACGCATAATGTTCTCCATAAAAAAACATGTTAATTGTTTAAATTATAATATGCTCATCAAATTTAGTTAGCACGATTGCTCACCAAAAAACGTTCTCTTTGCATTGCGGTTATTCCGTGTCTACCAAACTTGCGTACAGGTATACCGTGTACATTTTGTGTAGATTTAGACCTTACCACGGGTCGCTCCGAGGCAACAGCAATATTATTGGTTGTAATAATTCCTGTAAATAGAATACATCCAATTAAAAGTCTAAAAGGTTTCATATTTTTATCTCCTTTAAATCACTTACTAAAACTTATTTTTTGACACACATTATAGTTATTAAGATGATAATATACTCACAAAAAATTGTCAAATATTTTTTTTCTTTCTTCCCTTCTTCTTAGGTTCTTCAATTGTGTTTTCGGATAAAATTAATTCCATTTGAATACAAGGAACCAAGACTGGATATCCCACTTGATCGATCAATCCGTGTATCTTGGCTTGCTGAGAGTCCAAATATATGTCGGCATGTTTGTGATCTGCGAAAACCTTTTTGAAGTAACCAGGCGATTTGTTGCATTTAACATCTAGTAACTCGAAAATTAAATTTGTCAATCTTTCGCACTCTTTAAAATCTGCTCTAATTTCTTCCATTTTACCAAATGAAAAGGAGGCTATGTCGTGTAACATTATTGTACAAAACTTTGTAGCAAATCTATATCCATTAGTTCCACCCAGAGACAGTAGTAAAGCACCGCAAGACATGGCCTTTCCTAAGGCTATTGTAACTACTGGCTTTTGCGCTGAATCTATTACATCTAACATCGCCAGTAATGAGTAAGCATCACCGCCAAAGCTATCGATATAAATTGGTATGTAAGGAACTTGATTATTCAAATTAAAATCATCGAAAAGTTCTCTAAACAAAGATACCGAGTTTTCGTTAAAATCGTTGATATGAATACCTTTCTGTAATTTCTCAGAAAGTCCTATTTCAACTTTATTCGTTGGCGGTGGACTAAAACTATCACTTTCATGCATTTTTTTTATTTTTATCATTTTTAAGGCTCCGTCTTGCTGAATCCTTTGTCTACTCTATATTTAACCGTTTTATCGAATTTGTCAACTATGGATTCTTTGTGGCTGATGACAAATATATTAGTATCGTCAAATATTTCTTCTTTAAATATGGATAAAACATTTTCAGTGGCGGCAGTATCCAAATAAGAATCAAAAACTTCATCCATAATTAGAAGATTTGTATTGACTGAGTTTTTGGATTTAGCTATACAACGCCAAGTGAATAATAGTGCTAAATCAAGTCTCTGTCTTTCGCCTTCAGAAAAATTTTCATAACTAAAAAAATCACGACCTTTGGATTTTATTTGTTCTTCAAA